GAAGCGTGTCGGGGAGCTTGTTGAACGCCGCCTCCCAGAACACATCCAGCCCGCGCGATTTGAGCATGTCGCGCCACGCGACGAAGCGATCAGCGACTTCTTCGGGGTCTTCTCCACGGGATTCCAGTTCGGAAATCGGGTCGGTGAGCATGAGGAAAATCTCGTCCTTCTTCGCCTTGATCTCTTTTGCCGGGTCAACCCAAGCGAAGCGCCGTCCGAAGATCTGGTGACGAGTGACGGATTCGAGGGAATTCGTTGTGATTAGGCCGTTCAGGATGCAGGCGCGAATGAACGCGGAGAACTGAAGACTCTTCCAGTTCTCAATCATAAATCTCTGCCACTCGGTAAAGGTTTCGCGGTCTTCCAGGTTCGCCTCACGCAAGCTCGAATAGTTCACGGATTCATAGTCGCCAGCGCCCTTGTTGTAGGAGAGCCCGATGCTGTTACAGATGCTCCGCATGATGTTCTTCACGAACGAGGGGAACTGCGTATTGCTGCCGGAGTTCTGTAGGAACTTCGCGGTATAGCCCTTCGGTGCAATCGGGAAGATTCCCGGCTTGATTTCGCGTACAAACTCGCCCTTGTCGTTCTCGTTGTCGAACTGGAATCCGTCCTCTCCCTGCCCCGTCCATTCCCAAACACCCATGACAGCCGCGCCAATGGTGGCGTGAACGAGTTCGGCGGCGCGGTAATCGTCAAGCTGTTTCAGGTTCATAACGGCACCGACAAGCGCCGGGATGCCGCGCATCTGGGCGGCGTATTCCTTGCGGAAAAGATGAATGATGTTTGAGGCGGGGATGCGCTCTCGCGGCCCGGAGTTGTACTGTTCGCAAATGACCGGACGATACCAAAACGCGACTTCGCGCCCGAATCTGTCGTACTCAATACCCATGAAGATTCGACCGCCGTTCTGGAGGCGCTGAACCATGTAGAACGGGTCGATCTGGAGGGAATCAATCACCTCATAGCGCCAGCCGAATTTCGAGCTGGAATCATACACCTTATGGATGAAGCACTCGCCATCAATGAGAATGGTACGGAGAATGAGCATGTCGAGGTCGCGCGCGCTGGAACGTTCATCCATCGTGACGGCGGCGGAACTGCGGGAGCAGTATTCGCGCCAGAGCCTTTCAATCTGCGGGCGGAGAGAAGCGTCTTCCGCTTTGCTTTGAAGCGTAAAGCCCGTGGTGCCGATCACGTTCCGCTGTAGGTTGCGAAGGATGCCGATTACCGCCTCATTGTTCATGGAGAGGTCGCGGCAACGGAGGACAATCGTCTGATACTGAGCAAAGATATCTCCGTTGATGCGCTGATAGGAAAGAGGCCAGTCCGTGAGGCGGTTATGCGCGGCGGCGGCAAACATGCGGGTATCGATGCCTTGTGCGGGGCGCTTGCGATGGAAAAGATTCTTAAAATTGAGATTCATCGGTTACACCCTTTTCAAAAAGCAGACTTCGGATTTGTAGGGTTTCAAGCCCTGCTCACGGTTGACGATTGCCTGAAAGTGGTCGCGCCAGCGCTCAAGCTCATTGATGGAGTTGATGTAGGTGATTGAGCGGTCGCCGATGGTAATCTGGCTTTGCTCCAGCGTGAGCACGCGTCCGGCTATCTTCGCCTCAATCGCTTCTAACGTCTTTTCCGCGTCGCTTCGCGGGTCGTAATTGTCCGGCGCGGTGGCGAGGTTCTGTTGAACGCGGAAGCGACCGAAGCCAAGTACATTCCCGTCCGCGTCGGTCTGCTGGTAAGAGAAGCTGCCGGGAGTTTCCGGCGCGCTGAATACAAAGAAATCACCTTCTCGCTCCGTGACTATCACGGCGGCGGTGCTGGTAGACGATAATAGCTTGAACGCCATCTGAACGGCGTTTCGCACAGCCGGAAAATGAATGGTTGTCGAGGTGTAGTACATCCCGCGCGCTCCCTTTTAGGCGAGATTGCGAGGTATTCGACCTTTGAGACTAAGGCCGAAGCCGGGGGAAAAGATGCCAAAAACCCCGGCGCGGTTGCCTCGCGCTCCCTTTTTCTCCACGAACCCCAAATGCTAACTCAACCCAAACTAACAACAGGTTCTTGTTACTAAAATATCACGCACGCTCAACTGTTTCAACCTCTATAATGCTTATTTTCGCAAAGATAGCCCAAACTACTCTGTTTGTGTAGTTTGCGATTCGTTACGCTCAAACCAGCTCTTTCTTGTACGGCGTAAGCCGGGAGACTGTCGCTTTCTGAACATGGTGGGAGGCAATAAGCCAAACGCGAAGTCGCGCGCGAAGTAGGCCATCTTGCACACGTCGAACGCATCATGCACCGCGTCATGTTCGGGTTTCCAGTTTTCGGGGAGGTGTCCGTTTTTGCTCGTCCTGTCCGGCTGTACGGAAACGATCTCGGCCTGGTACTTGCCGTCCAAATCCTCGGGCAGATACAGGTAATCGCCCGTCTTGTCGCGCTGTCGGTAGAGCGCCCAGATCAACTGCTTCTGATAGAGGTGCGCGGAGACGTAGAAGAGGCGGCGCGACTTGCGGGAGTTCTTGAACGGTTCGAGCTGGCGCGCGCCCGCTCCGGCATAAAGAATAGCGCGTGGATGGTTTGCGGCGTATCCGGCGATCTCTTTCTGTCGGTGGCCTCGGTAGTCGATAACCTGGAACAGCGGGCGTATCTTCTCGCCGTGGATGCTGATTTCGGAGTTCATAATATCCTCAACCGTGCGTATCTTTTCTCCCGTGCGGTGCTCCAGGGATTCCCGGTCGCCGCCCGTAAGCCAGAGATGCGTGATATTGTCGTACTCGATGAGCCAAATGTTATCATGAACATCCAGCGCGAATACTCCGGTCGGGGAGAAATCGTCCTGCGTATCGGAAACGAGGAAGACAAACTCGATTTCGTCGGCAGGCGGTAACTGGTCGGGGCGGTAGAAATGTTCTTGAAGGTGTCGGCAATCGTCCGCGCTCACGGTTCGAGGCGAATACGGCAAGCCCTTGTAGGAGTTGTCGAGCTCGTAGTGCGCTTTCACGTCTGAGCGTTTGCCGCACTCAAGAATCTTTTCCGCGATTTTAGGCCAAGACATAGAGGCGAATTGCGAGGCCAGCGCGCCGAACTGGAACGATGGCTTCAAGTCGATGCGTTCGGGGAACTGGTGAACGTAAGCGCCCTCGGTATTCATCCACCGCTTATCGGCTTCAACGTGTTCATGTTTGCACTTCGGGCAGATCAGGCGTATTGAGTCCGGCTTTACCATGTACAAGCCGCGGTCGTCGTCAAACGTGGATTCAAACTGGAAGTTCGCAAAGTCGCAAGAGCGCATGGTAAGTTCGCCACACTTCTTACAACGGAGCGTCCAGTAGCCTTGTGAACCCGCGAGGAACGCGCGCCAGATGCTTCCGGTGTTTTCGGTTGGAGTGCAGACGCGGTATAGAATGGATTCGCTGTAGGAGCGTCCGCGCTTCCGGGTGTCTTCCACAGCATCGAGGTTCTTCACCGTGGGATACTGGTCTTCCTCGTCGAGTACGCGAATCTTGCACGAACGCGACATAACTTTAACGCCAGCGCCCTGGAAGAACATGGTAGAGCCGCCGAAGATGTAGCGGTCGCGCCGCACGGAACGAGGCCGCGCAAGCTCCGCCGCAAGCTGGGGAATGTGCTTCACAAGCGGAACGTACTTTGTCCGGTTCACGTCTGCCGCCAAATCGTCACTCGGGTAGACACAGAGCATGGAGCAGGGATTATAGACCATCGAATAGAGAACGCCGAACGCCTCCAACATGGTTTTGCCGTGCTGCTCGATGCCGCAGACCGTAACCTCGCGTATCTTCCCCGTGAACTGCCACGCGCGGAGCGGGTCTTTCAGGAACGGGGAAAGCGAGATGTCAAAGCGTTTGCGTTCGGAGCTGATATCGTCCGAAAAGTCTATGTTCTCTTCGCACCACTCCAGAATGTCGCGGCGCTCCGATACCGCCATAGCGCCGCCGATGCGGTCGGCTAAATCGTCCGCGATAGAGAGCGGAAGTCCGGCAGGGTTTCTCGATGCGGGGTTCATTCGTCCTCTTCCTCCGGTTCGTCGGTGTCGCCCGCAAGGGCTTTGCCGATGTTCGCTTTCAGATCATCAAGCAGCTTGTCGAGCGCCGTTTGCAGGATGCGGATGTTCTCGCCCTTCAAGTCAAGCTCCGCAAGTTTCATCTTGTACGGCTGGACGGCACGCGCGAAGCAGTCATAAAAGAGGTTGACGTACTTATCGGCGAGTTCGCCGCGCTTGTCCGAGAGTTTCAGCTCCGCAAGCTCCGCGTCCGCCGCGGTCTTTCTCGCTTTCTCAAAGTTCAGGTCGAAGGAACGCGGGGAACGGGCCCTTTTCGGTGCCGGTTGCTCTGGCGGTTCGGGGGTTTCGGCGGGAACAATCGGGGAGTCCGGCAAGTCCGGCACGGTGACGGGTTCGGGCTTCTTTTCGGGGAAGTCCTGCCAGCCGTCTACCTCCTTCCACCCGGCAGGCGGAAAGCCCGTGACGTAGCGTCTGCCGCGGTAGGTAACGACTTTCAGTCGCTCATCGCGCATCATGTTGTAAACTTCCTGCGCGTCGCGTCCGTATTTGCGGGCGTAAGTGGAAGGCGTGTATAAGTACTCGCCCTTGACGAATTTAACGATGTTTTTTGATTTCATGGAAATCAACCTCCCTGCCGTGTTAAACGGCCTTAAAATGGGTTATTTGGTATATTGGTTAACCTTGAAGCGCCCACCCGCAAAG